TAACCTAAACCACATCTGGTGTAAATTTCCCCATTTGACTATCTTTGACCATTCTTTGACCATTCTTTGACCATTCTTTGACCATTCTTTGAACTTTGTTGACTATCAATGGTATTAAATTTTACCATAATATCAATTTGCAAATTGACGCATTCATGATATTATAAATGTTACAAGAGCAGGTAATTCAATACACATATGGTATATGGAGGCATAGATTAGCATAACAAAAATGGCCTTGCGGCCATTAGTTGTTAAACTCTACAGTTCTAATACGAATAGTAACCGTTATTGCTTCGTTTACTACGCTCATGAAAACTCTAGCTTTGAGAGTCGTTTCCGACACTTCCGAGCCAGTCGGCAACATTACAAAGCAGCTTGGACGAGTTGAGAGTTGGCTATATGTATAATCAAAGTCTCCTTCTATCAATGCAATCTCAAACTGGGCATTTGAATCTCCTTCAACCAATACCAAATTAACTTTGTTTGGGTTTAGGTTTATATTTACAATCTTTGTCGTAGTTGCAGGTACTAGGGTCACTTTTTTAACCACTTCTATGTACTTTGCGTTTGTAGCTCCAATATTTTTCCTCGCCTGCTCCTTCTCCGTATCATTCAAAATCTGGTCCATCGAATACGTGACAGCTCCAATATTCTCGCATGCTTGCTCTCTCTGCAAATTCGTAAATCCGCTTTGTGCGTCATAGCTTACGGCATTTGCGGTAATATCCGCGCTTGCGGCAGCGCCAATATTCGACCTGGCCATTTCTTGTTGCGTTGTGTCGAGCGTTTGAGTGACGTCATATCTAACGTAACCTTCAAGACTCCCTGTTCCTGCACCAATATTATCTCGTGCCTGTTTCTTTTGTTGTTCCGTTAGATTTTGTTCCGCATCGTATCTCACAGCGCCTTCAACGCTCCCGCTTCCCGTCCCCGCTCCAATATTCGCCCTTGCCTGTGCCTGCTGTTCGCTTGTCAATGTCTGGGCCTCATAGCTCACAGCTGCAATGTTTCCTCTGGCGTTTGCTTTGAATGCGGGTGTCAACGTCTGTTCCTGGTATGCGGCCACGAAATTATCATTCACATACTGTGTGGAAACTGCATCGATATTCTGCCTCGCTTGATATTTCTGTGAATCCTCAAGGCTTTGAGCTTTGCTATACAGTACCGCCCCTTCCGGGTCGCCCCCGCCTCCTGTGCCTGCGCCAATATTGTCCCTAGCCTGCTTCTTTTGCGTCTCAGTAAGCGATTGCGCGGCAGAGAATTGCACAAAATTCAAACGCCCTTGATTCAGCGCTTCTTGTGGGCTCTGGGCCTGAATATTGCTTCTCGCTTGGGCTTTCTGATTATCCGTCAATTCCTGTGCGATATTCGGGCTTACTGCCTCATTTTGCTCTATGGCCCCAATGTTTTTCCTTGCCCTCTCCTGTGCGTCCGCCTGTAGCGTCTGTGTTTCGCTGTACATTACAGCGGTATTTTTAATTTGCAATCTTACATCTTCGGCACCTGCGGCCTTGATGTTCGTTCTTGCTTGCTTTGCTTCTGGGTCGCTTAGTCCTTGATATTCATCATAACGCACGCTTCCCGTAATCTTTCCCACGGCAGTTTTCAAGGCTTCTTCCAATTCCTTCATCTTGCTGATAAGCCAGTCTAGATTTAGCTCGTGTACGTTAGAATACGGAAACATTTTATTCCAGAATCCCATAATACTACCTCCTAATAAACCAACAGGCAAAACCGCTTTTTGAAGTCTTTAATTATTTCATCATATATATCAAAACGCGCAATGTCCCTTTCTTTCTTAATTAGTCCTTGCGCGGTAACGCCACCCTCCATGCCAGAGCGCTTACGGGTGATAACGGAATCATTTACGTTGCTTCCCCCCTGCTGTGTGAAGGTCTTTTCACGGTCTACAAAAGCCGTCCCGTCAAATGGTAAGGCGCTGTTGGTGGTAGTGGTTGTGCTATTGGGGCTTGTTGTATTTTTCCCAGTTTCCGTTTCTTCTACAGTATGATTGTAAAGAGGGTTGTACTCAAGTTGTGTGGTTGCCGCCAACTTCGCCCATTCGTCAGACATTTTAGCAGACCAATTGTCAATAGCAAACTTGCAGAAGTCCGGGTCTGGATATAGCATCTCAAATTCCGCGCATTCGCTCAGCAGATTGTTGACTAATGTTTCACGTGAAACATTGTCAGGAATCGTCATATCATCAAAGATATTAGGATTCCATCTGTACAGGCCCAGAATCGACAGATTTTCCATCGCTCTTTTCCCCTCCTTCCACAATAGGAGTATAACGCCAGTTTACGCTAATGTCAAGCCCAAACATTTCATTAGCTTCTTCACATCCTTTTTGTAGGCTGTCTAGCCACAAGGAAGCGGCACAGGTCGTACCAACGTTGTTTGCGTTTACCTCGTCAACAATCATGCGCTCCCGCTTATCCGTGTTTGCGTTGGGGATACCAATTTCCGTGTCAAACTGATTGCGCAGTGTTGCCATATCCTGCAAAATCTGGCTAGTTATATAGTTTTCCTTCACGTTCTGCGTGAACGTTGTCCAGGATGGGTTTCCATCTGCCCGGAGCAAGTGCCTGTCCTGCACTACGCACGGTTCACCGCTTGCAACCTTGTCATACAGTTTTTTGAAGCTCTCCGCGCTTGCTTTACCGTCAGCAGCGAATACATAAGAAACATGGCTATTGAATAGGTTCACGCCAGCAGTTTCAGCGCACAATGCCAACATATCCGCGTAGTAGTTCACCAGGTCCATAACCCCCGTGTAGTCGCTTTTCAGTTTGATTAACGTGCAAGTCTGCCCGATGACCGGCTCTAGAGTTTTGGAAATGAGGGGATTCGCTATAATCGCTTGGCGGGGCCGATAGAAAACATCAAATCCGCTTAGTCCGCATCGCTGAGGAATCACCCCAAATTTGTCCGTCTTTACGATGGCAAAATAGCCGATACAATATAGATTATAAAGAATATAATCAATGGGCCATTCTTCGGGTATGGTCCATTCAAAAACGCTAAACACACGTTGCAGCAGATAGCGTCTGAAAAAAGCTGTAAGATTCGTGTTAGAGATATGCACTGTGCTAGGGCTGCACTGTGCGTTTACTAGATTGATACTATCGTAATAAGCGGGAATTTGAAGCATTTAGCAATTCCTCCTTGTTAAGGAGCGCAAAAAGCACGCTCATTTTTAGGCGCTTGGTGACTGTGATTTTTAACCCATAATACGCTGATACATTCCATTTGGCATTTGATATTGTCACTCCCACCTCATATTTTCCAGGGACAGCCGGGGATCCGCTCACCACCAGGCAGGGCCCTTGCCCGTATTCCCATTGCGCATGTAATTGCCATACGCCATCATCGTTTTGGGCCCCCCAAACCTTAGACGGATAAGCAACTGCCCCGTTTCTAATTTCAAACGCGCAGCCCGACGGCAGTTCCCCGGACCTGACTTCATATTTTTCACAAGCTACTGTATTTTGAATATTACCACGGCTCCCGTCCGGCAATTCATAGATATTCATCTGCGCAAGATACAAATATCTCTCAAAATAGTCGCCAGCTTTTACGTAGATTGTATAGTTGGGGTCGCTGTATGCATAGCTTTCTATGTATGTACAGTTATCGCCATCAGAGGGGCCCGGGTCTGGTGTCGGGTCTACCGGCGTTGGCGGCTCGCTTCCCGTGAAAAATTTATACCACTTTTCAGCGTTTCGCCCTCTGGCATTCCCGTTTGCTTCGGATGGGTCCTTAGGCCGCTCGTAGCAATACCAGAAGGCTTTCCCCAATTGGAATGGCGACATGGTGGAAACGCGATATGCCGTGAACGTTTTTGGGATTTCTCCCGCATAAGGCCAGCTAGAGGCCCTGCCATACTGGATGTTATTCAGTGATTCGTAATTGATGCAATCAATTTGGCTTTCTATGGCGTATACATGAACATCGCCATTATTCTTACACCAGTCAAATAGCTTAAAGTTTGGGGTCCATTGCGTTAACCCACATCCCCAATTTGCATAAGGCCATGGCCGTTTTTTGTCTTTCTCATACCGTCCGGGGCTAAATGCGCTTTCATTTTGGATATTTCCACACAATCCTGCAATTGCTTCAACGCTCCATCCGGCAGCTTTAAGCCCTTTATAAATACACCATGCGTTTGCATCGCGGTAACTGCCTGACAGAGGCTTAAGGTGGGCGCTATAGTACGTTCCATATTTTCCGCTAAACTCCTGTATGTAATCGCTGTCCCCGTAAACGTTGCCCACATATTTATGTCCGGGTGTGGTGGTGTTATTGCATAACCATGCGTCACCTTCTGTCACGTTTCCGTGACTGTCAACGATTCGGTAATGGCCCCATTGTGTTTCAAGCCCCGCCATTAGGTTTGTCCCCCTGTTGGAAATCTTTAATGATTCCGCTGTTAAGGAAGTTGGCAATCATGACGTTTTCTTCATCCAAAGCCCCCGGCACTTGCACAATGGCGTTCATGCACAGTATATATCCTTCCAGTATATCGCCTATTCGCATTGTCCGACACAGCGGGCGGCCTGCTACTTGTAAACCGGCCTCAACGGGGCGATAGTGCCATACATCCAGCCTCACTTCCGCGCGATAGCTCATGATAGAAGCCATTTCACCGCGGATTTCAGAACGGATTGAAGTCGCTAGAATTGGGGAAGCCACGTTAGCAAGCAGGGTGTTTGAAATGTCAGAGGAAACTGGTGCTATTTCTCCTTCATCTTTCAGGAATCCAGCGGAAAGAGCATTTCCCATGAAGGAAAGACCGCTATCAAGTGCTGCCACTTTTGCCCCGGCAGAAAACCCCTTGCTAGATAGGTCATAGGTGGAAGAACGTATCGGTTGGTCAATGCCAAACTGCGATTGCACGGTTGTGATTAAAGTTTCCGTTTGTGTTGCATCTACATGGCGCACAGACAAACGTCCCGTTCCCGTGAACAAGTCGAAATCTACCACCAAACGGAGAAGATTCGGAATGGCGAAAGACGGGGAATCCAACACAATTCTTCCAAATGGCGGGAAGTCCAACGTTCGCATGGTGTATGGTTCAAGATTAGACGCGATGCCTAACGTATCATAGTCGGGGTGGGTTGTTGCTCCCATTTGAACTTCTGTAGTATTCTGCATGAACGGCGTATTTATCACCCAAATTTGGCTATCAAATGTCGACCCGTTCGTCACAGGCCAGCGCCAAAAACCAATTTGAATAAATTCTGCCGCCGAAGCGTCTGCGGGCACTCCTTGGACAGGGTACCACCTGACAGATTGGATGTATTTAGCTGGGTCCACGATGCTTTTGTATAACGTTTCACTTACTTCATCTGCCGTAATACCTGTGTAATAATGGTCGATATTAAAAATTTCCGCGCTTGCCAGCTTGAAAGCCGTGGGACCCATGGCGTAATATTTTATAGCTCCCCCACCACTTCCACCAACCACACCCATGACATACATCCCGCTTGCAATTTCATATGCGAATGGTTGAAACGGGGGTTTGCTTACCACGTGTCCAGGGTCCATCTTCAAAGGCCATTTGCTATCTAAAATTGTGTGGTCGTAAAGTGCTTCTGAGCGCAGAACGTATTGGAATGAATTGATTATACCTGTTCTAAAACTTGCCAACACGTCTACGCGAAGAATGGCGGTCCAAAATCCATCATTGTACACCCAATTCTCTATGAAGTAATAGCGAGAAAACCAACCAATATACGCATACGAGTATTGAACGGGATTGGTGAAATTAAAGGAATCAAAGGAAATGGAGGGCCTTAGTAAATCTGTTCCAAACTTCCAGCTTCCCTCCACCTCTTTGGTCTTGTTCTCTGCTGGCGGGGTATGCAAGCCGTTATGAGGCTTGCTATAGGCTTGATACAATTTGATTAACATAGGGCCCTCCAAAAAGTCAAGGATTAGTCAAGCAGCAGAACAACACCGTTTTCAGTAAAGTCATTCCACCAGCGATAAATGGAAGTCCACCACAAGTTAGTGTAATGACCGCGTGCGTTAAATGGAGTAGCGTCCAACGTGTCCTTGATAATGGTCACGCCTACAGCTTCTTCATCGAAAATTACACCGAACAACTTGTCCGTAGTCGTCGCGGCGGTCGCAGAACTTCCTGACAGCGTAGGCATGAAGATAGTGCCATCAGCCTTGAGATAAGACGGGGTGGCCTTAATGCTCAGGGGGGATCCAATGGCCTGCCAATAGTTCACAGTTTCATTGTCCGCAAATTTCAGGTAGTTGTCATGGTACGCATCGGCAAGCACTCGCGCATCAATCTGATAGCGGGGCATTGCGGACAGGTACACTTTCTGTTTGTCGTATGGGGTATGACGAAGGAAGTTCTTCGCAGCCCCGCTAATAGTCAGATTCGTGTGATAAATAGTGCTTCTCTCAGTCAGCATGTTGCCGATACCGGCAATTCGGCTGTACACCCACTGCATGAATGCCTTGAAGTTGGCAGGGTCGTATACGGTAGTATCAGTCAAAGATAAACCGGTCTGTGTGTTATACTCGGTCAGCAGGTGAACGATACGGTTGCTGGCGTTGGGGTTGGTAGTATCGGCCAGAATGCCCGCAATAAAATTCACAAGCGCCATGCGCGACATGGATTCGTTTTCCTGCTCGTGCTTGTTGGTAAGCTCCATCATAAGTCCGCTCATGAATTCCATAAACTGTTCGGGTCCGGAAAATGCGTTGTCCAACTGGTCGCGGTAGCGGGTAATGTAGTCTTGCCAGGTTTCGCCGCCGTAGAAGTTGGTCTGCACGGCTTCGGGCTTGCGAACGACATATTGGTCAATGGATTCGCCCTCCGTCAGCGTCAGGGGCTTTGCATCCACAGTAGGCTTGTCAATGTAGTTAATCTTGCGAACGTGGTTGCCGTATTGAATGGAATCCCTCATGAGGCCCTTAAACTTCGCCGTGTAGGGGCGCACGCTAAAGATGGTACGGCTGAGTACCTGACTAATAGCCGTCATCAAGGGGTCATAGCCGGTCTTGAGCGCGGTCTGGGCCACAGTAATAAAGCTGGAAGTATCAACAGCGGCCAAAGAGGCCTGACCGGTTGCCTGCTGAGCAACCGCGTTTAGTACGCTGCTTGCCTGTTCAAAAGTCATCGCATTAGGCATTTATTATCACTCCTTAATCCTAGGGTCCAGGATGTTCGCCAGCACATCCCCTGCGTTGATGGTTGCGGGTCCGGGCGCGGGAACGCCCATAATATTAGTGCTTTGCATTTTCTGTTCAAGCGCGTTTAGCTTGTCCAGAATGGGTTTCATGTCGGGGGCTTGTGGTACTTCGGGTGCCTCCGGTTGAGCTGCCGTTGCCACCGGCCCCATGGCCACAATCTCGTCAGCCGTGAATCCCGCTTCTTTTAGTCTGAGAATTTCGTCAATGGTCATTCGTTCTTTCCTCCAATTTGTTTATGATATCTTTAAGGCTCTCAATTAAAGCCTTATCGTCAAAGCCGCTCTCCACCTGTGTGCTGTAGTCAACAAAACTCATTTTCCCGGCGTGCGTCCAGCGTTTATCGTCAACCGCTGCCCACTGCACGCCCCCCTTGGATGAATGAATCACTTTGTTTTCAGCCACCACAAGCCCCACATGAGCCGCGTTTCCACGATTATCACGGTATCCTCTGGCCACTTCCCCGCCATCATTCTTGATGGTGAATACCAGCATTCCAGGCTCAATCAACATTCCGGATTTAGTGCCCCATGCAGATAGCCAATAGCGCCACATGTAATTGCTTCCCCTTGCGCTGTGCGCTTCTCCTGCATCTGCAAGGATTCTCTTTATCAGCCCTTGGCAGTCAAGGCGGCTGTAAGGCAGTCCGATGTAGTTTCCATTCAAAGCCTGTTGAACGACTTTACTTGCCGTTAGCATTTCTTAAAACATCCTTGATATCGCGCAATACTTCCGTATTAGCTTCTAATGCTTTTGCAAAAGCCGCGCTTTCTTCTTTGTGGCTTCTCACTTCCTCGCGCCACATGTATACAAGTGCTACGCACATGGCGATAGGAAAACCGACAGTCTTGATAATGTCGACAATTATCTGAATGGTGTCCATGCTCCCGCCTCCTTTAATTAGATAATGGAGGGGATTCAAGCTATCACCATAGCACGCCCGCCCTTCCGGGGCTTGTGTTGGGCATCCCCTCCGCTAATAATATATCACCTGCTCATGTATTTGTCAAGCAGGATTTCACATGCCGGATTCTCAAAAATAATCCTATTTTGAAGGTGTGCTTTTCGTATCGCAAGATTGGCACAGGTGAAGCGCTCAAGCTCCAAATCACTTGTGCCGTAACTAATGGGGCTCCCGCTGCAATGAGTACTCACATAAAAAGTATCTTTTGATTTATGTTTATAAATGGTAATCTCACCCACTTGCACCACTGGCGATACCTCACTAATAGGAAGGGGTCTGTATGTGGAGCGGCTAAATTCGGGAAAAGCATTTTCAAGCGCCATTTCACTAAATCCGTTATGGGCGTTAGCTGTGGCCTTGTACAATGCCGTTTGGGCTTTCTTTTTGCTGATGGGGCTATGCTGTACATCGATAACGAGTGTGCCCCTTTTCTTATCGCCCCATACTTCCTTCCCCTTCTTTCGGTTTCTCATTAGGTCGTTTACCAGGCCGAATGACACCAAAATGTCATTGTCAATTCGGTTGCTGTTGCTAGCGCATATCATCTGCAACGGTTGTTCGCCTTTTAGCTCCCGATTTCGATTAATCGTTTCGTACAGGTTCATCAGTGCCGCGCCCTCATCACGAATTTTACGAACGTGATTTTCCGGAACAAACTCATCATAGAATACGCGCTTAATATCCCCGCCGCCAAAACCGCGAGCACTGGCAAATGTGGATAGCGCAAAAATGGGACCATAAGGCTTACCAACGGGCTTGTAGCCGTCCTCTGTTTCCTCGCGCTCGTAAATTAGAGAAGTTCGTCCTTTTGTAGCAGGGTTGGGGTATGCAGCCAAATTCCATCCCAAATCCCTGTTCAGTTGTCCAAACGGGTTGTATTCCTCGCTGCTTAATATCTCCACTTCTTGAGCCGTTCTTCGCATAAGCGCAAAGCCTTCTCCATCCTCAATAAGGCTTTTTAATGCGCCGTAGGTTTTCCCCGTGCCGCGAGCACCAATGATGAAAATGAATGGATATCCTTGGTGTATAATATCCTTCATATTTAGATAGCCGTTTTCTAAATAAATATTCATGCTTTCACCTATGAAAAAACGGCCCGAAGGCCGTTGTAATTTATTCAGCAGCTTCGCAAGCAATGAAGTGCCTTCCGTTCTTGCTCTGCCCGCCGACTACCTTCATTCGGAAAAAGGGTTCGCCTGCAATCTCGTACATGTCCGCGAGCTGCATAAAGTCCTTAATGAAGGTGGGGCTAATCGTACCATACTTCACGCCGTCAGCCATCAGTACAAGAACGGTTTTGACTTCTCCGCTGCCTCGGTCGGTGTCCTCGAATACGACATAGGAATCCATATCTACAGTCTGGTTTTCCAGATTAGACAGCTTGGTGGAATTGCCCATGGTCAGGCGGGCCATTTCGCTAACGGTAAAATCCTTGCTCTGCTTGATAATACGCATTTAGTTTTCCTCCTTAATTTCGGTTACTTCCAGAATTTGCATGTGTTGCAGGTCAACCTTAAGCGCTAGTGTCACTCTTTCCAGCTCGCCGCCTAACCGCTTATCAGGCATGGCGGTAAAGAATACCTGATGACACTTATCGTAGGTTCCGTTTTCGTTGGGGATGTAGTCAATCATCGTGTGCTTCCATGCCCGGGTTCGTATTGTTTTCATTTCCTCATTCCTTCCTGCGCCTTGACGCATTATTATAATAGCATAATCCTGCTATTTCGTCAATAGATATTTTGCATTTGCTCCATTAAATATTTTGACTTGTTCAGAATCTCGCTATATTCGGCAGTAATTCCGAGTGTGTAGGTGCTGTCCCGGATAACTATATTTGGGGGAATAGAATAGATATGGCCATCAACAGTAATAGAATCTGTTTCGGGGTAATCGTTATACACTGATTCCGTGCCGCCAGCCGTTGAAAAAATAAAGCCTTCTTTGAAGTTATCGATGCTTCCTAGCTCCTTCGCCCCCTCCTTCTTATTCACACCCGCAATTGTAATATGCAAGTCTCCATTTTCTACATATGCGTATTTCTTCGCGCCTAATGTGGAAAACTTTTCGTAACTTGCATCGTGTTCGTATACGCCCATATAGTGTGTTGTTCCCTTAATATCTTTCGCGAATGCCCCGTTGGCTTTACTTTCTCGAATCCGCTCCTTATTATATTTCGTCCAGTCCACATCTCCAATATATTTCACGCTGTCCGTGTCTGTGTATACTGCGCCAGCCCCCGCCAGTCTCAACCCTTCTTCCAGGCGATAACGCGCCCAAGCAGTTACCCAAACGCCCCATTGATAGCATAGAAACGAGTTTTTATTATAGCGGGCCAACAATTCTTCATCCGATTTTGATGTGTCTAACGCCCAGTCAGCCCCCCATATAAAAGAGCGCTTGACAGGATTCTGCGCCATCATGCCGTAAACACTGTTTAACATCGCCTTTCGCTTGCCGTAATATACTTCCTGCTCCGGTATGCCTTTCAGGCTTGTCTTGTCTGTATAAAGCTCAATATTTAAATCTATAATGGGCTGTGGCAGTTTCTTATATGGAGCCGTCCACAGTTCGAGCACTTCAATATCCGCGTTATATTCTTGTAATATGATGCGCAAATCCACATCGGTTACAGTAATTTCCATTACATCGGCGCTCAAAATTCGTCCGTTGTCCGCTTCATATTCGTGTTTGTTCCGGCTCTTGTCAACTGTAAGATATGGAAAGCCCCACATTTCATCCCGAAGCGTTACATTGAATAAGCGAAGTCTAGCAAGGCAGGCACGGCCCCGTTTCCCCATAAGGCGCATTAATGTTTCTAGATTCGCCTGTTGGGGCTCAAAGGCGCCCATGGGGAACATACAATTGCAGATTACGTCTGGATAGCTGCTGGACCGGTCATATGAAGTCACGTTTTCCAGAATTTGCCCCGCATAGAAGCGGTTCGCATGTGTATTGCCTCCCCTGAATGCCTCGCGGCATAATTGCCAGATGTGCAAATCTGGCTTCATTTCGTAAAGCTGAACATGGTTGTATTTTTTCATGGCTCGTTTACACTCACGGCGAACATACCCAGTGGAAGTAAGCGGGAATGTGTAAAGACTATCGCCGTCCATGTTCATTTCTTTCTCTATCGCCTCCACCAGGCCGAGAACATCATGAATACAATAGGCTTTTTCGATGTCTGACAGTGGTGTATGTGGATAGCGCACAACAGAATAATCCAGAGCGCCTTCGAGTTTTTCATGCTCAATGCCCATTTTTCGCGTATATTGTGCCAAACTCATATTGCTATGCAAATAGCTACAGCGATACTCCATTGGTCCTATCTGGCATTTTAGCACCTTGCGGCGGTCCACAGCGAATACATTTTCATCTGTCATGGGAAATATGCCTTGCAACCATTGAAATTCATACGACAGGTTATGTACGAAAATACATACCCGTTCCCATTCGTGCATATTATTTTGTAAATTCTGCACAAACTCTTTGTACTCATCCCACGTTCTGCCCATGGCAATATAAGTCTCGCCTTCAAATCGCATAGCAAATTGCCAGACATACATAATAGATTGCTCGATTTCCTTAATACGGCTCGTTTCAATATCGAATGCGCAAATGCAATCTTTGTACATGAAGCGCTTTGACGTGCCCTGATTCCCTCTAGGGCGGGGCTGGCATTTAAGAGCCTTAAAAGCCGTATACGGAAATGAAGCAACGCTATAAATCATATGCCTAAAACTTCCCTAACATGTGCTAGTGTGTCTGTGTGCGATTCAAAACGAGCTTTAGAACGCCCTAATTGCTCGTTTGCAAACATGAATGCCTCTTGATAGCTGAGCCATGATTCCCCTATTTCGTCAATCATGCCAGCATGCTCCATAGATTCATATAATTCTGCGGCTTGTTCGCTTCCATAAGCTCTTCGGCCATATTGCGCCCTCCACTCTTCCATAAATTTCCCGAATAAACGCATATCATTAATATGATAGCCGTGCTGTAGAAGAGTAAGCTGTGATTTAGTCAATGTTTTCTTTACACCTGATACAGTGCTTTTAGGAGAGCGTAAAAACTGTGCGACTTTTGCCAGCTCAAAAGCGATATTTTTCTCGTTAATGTCCGCCAGCTTTCTAAAATCCTCTGGTGCGTCAAAACCCTCTTGGCGTAATCGCTTAAGGCGCTTTTGCGCTATATCACGCAAACGGCTATATTCACTTCGCGCTTTGCGCTCGCTGCCTATGGCTTTCCAACCTTGTTCTGCTGATGGGATGTAAAATTGACCTGGATAGTGAAAAATACTTTTCATTTGCGTTTGCTCCTTATCAGTGCCCCAATGAAGGAGGCGATATTAATCGATAGCCAAATTAGCAACAATTTCATTCTCTTACATTCTCCTTCGACAACTGGTCTATCTTGCCGTTAAAGAAATTAATAATGATGTTTGATACGTACCGGCCAGGGGTGAGCTTATTCATACCTGCCAGATAATCAATTAGATTGTATAGGCTTTCAGGAATGCGAATCACCAATGGGACATTTTTAATCTTGTTCAAGTATAAATCCCTCCATGATATAATCAAGCTGTGCAATGGCTCTATTATATTCCCTATAGGATATGCGCCCGTTGATACGAGCTCTTTGGATTTGTGCTTTGATTGCGTTGTAGCGATACTCTCTGTCGTGTTTGTTGCATTGCTTAATTAGCTGCTGCCATGTGAGGAAGTCGTAGGAATCATATTTCACGATATCGCCTCCATTAGGTCTTTTACGTCATCAATGGTCATAGGCTCATAGTTCATGAAACGTTTGGTTTGCTCGATATAATAGGTCATGCCTGCTGGTGCCGTGTCACTGTAGGTGTTGCCCCAGGGGGATACCATCACCCAATGGCACCCAAAAGCATCTGGAAGATCATAATAGAGTATCACACCACTGCCCATTTTGATTTTCTTCATAGTCCCATACCTCCAATCATGTTATCATGTCCCCTTTGGACAGCCATATAATAACATATATAAGCTATTTTGCAAATTGATATTATGGTAAAATTTAATACCATTGATAGTCAACAAAGTTCAAAGAATGGTCAAAGAATGGTCAAAGAATGGTCAAAGAATGGTCAAAGATAGTCAAATGGGGAAATTTACACCAGATGTGGTTTAGGTTA